CCGGTTATCTTGATCCTGATAGTTTTGGAAATTATTATTCTTTTGGTCGTCGCTATGCGTCAGCTTATAAAGGCAAATTTGGCTGGGATGATTCAGGCTCTTCCAACTTAGACGAACTACAAAGAAGGTTGCGCCAGTCTTTTATGATTAGAAGGAAAAAAGATGAGGTGTTAAAAGATCTTCCGGCAAAAGTGCGTCAGGTTATTGTTTTACCAGGCAAAGAGTACGGGGAGCAATTAAACAAAGAGTTTGAAGCTTTGTCTGACGCCGTTGAAGAAACCAGCTTTGAAGAGGTTTCATTTGAACAAATGTCTGAAGTTAGGCACGAAATGGCACTAGCTAAGGTTAACGACGTGGTAGATCACTTGGCGGACTTAGATCACCAGGTTGTAGTTATGGCCCACCATAAAGATGTTGTGCAAGGCATAAAAGAGGGCCTAGAAGCATTTGGTAAAAAGGTTGTTACTTTGACTGGTGACTGCAATCAAACTCATAGACAAGAATCTGTGGACACCTTTCAAGCCGGCAAAGCTGATGTCTTTATAGGCACAATCGGAGCTGCGGGCGTTGGAATCACGTTGACTAAATCAAGCCATGTGGTTTTTGCGGAGTTAGACTGGGTGCCTGGTAATATGAGTCAAGCCGAAGACCGATGCCACAGGATTGGCCAGGAAGATTCAGTGTTAGTACAACACCTGGTTGTTGACGGATCTATAGACGCCAGAATGGCTGAAGCTTTAGTTGATAAGCAAAAAGTGCTAGATAAAGCGCTTGATAACGTGCAAGTGTTAGATCAAAGCATTTCAATCAATGATTTAGCGGTTGGGGTTAAAGAAGTAGAAAAGATCTTTCACAACAAAAAGCTTAAAGGGTTTGATGACAAAGTTGTAGATTCAATGAGAGTTTGCGCATCATTCTTGGCTTCTAGGTGTGACGGTGCTTTTGAAATTGACGGACAAGGCTACAACGGTTTAGATAGCCGCTTTGGTAAGTCGATTGCAGAACAGTTAATCTGGACACCGGCCGTACAGCACGCAGCAAAAAAAATGCTTAAAAAGTACAGAGAGCAATTGCATAGAGGCGGGTTATCTGTAGAATACAACGTCATCTACTAATCCCCTTAGTAGGTTCTAAACCAAAACTTTCTCTCTAGGGCCGCAAGGCCCTTTTTTTGTTTTGCACTTTTTTTCTAGTTTTATGTTTTTGGTGCTATACTCCCAATGGGTCTAGGATAATTATTTAAGTCTATCGACCGGCCTAGCGGACATTTGCCAAGACGATAGATCAATTCTCTTAGGAGGGAATTATGGCTAATTCAACATTTAATGGACCAGTTAGGTCCGAAAACGGCTTTGAACAGATTACTGTTACAGCCAAAACGGGAGCGGTAACCACCAATCTTGATATTGATACCAGTGGTAATTTAGTTACTACAGGGTATGTGTCTTCTTACGATAATATTGTCTCAATTGAAGACGCTACTTATACAGTGGCTACTACCCAATCTGGCGCGGTGTTTACATTAAATCGTGCTGCTGGAATTGTGGTAACACTACCGTCTGCGGCGGCTGGTCTTAACTATACATTTATAGTAGGCACAACCTTTTCAGGCGCGGGACAAATTAATACAGACAATTCCAGTGATTTATACTCTGGTTTTGCTCATATCTTTGATCCGGCTACTGCAACAGACATGAATACGTTTATTCCTGATGCCAGTGATGACGACACCATTGATTTGGGCACAGCGGGTCAAGGTTGGCTTGTAGGCGGAGTTATCCGTTTAAAAGCAACTACAGCAGCTGTTTGGCATTGCGAAGCCTATCTTCATGGTGACGGTACACTAGCTACTCCATTTGAGTAAGGAGTAACTTATGGCGACTAGATTAACAGGCTCAGATGTAAAGGCGGTTCACATAACCGCCGATACACAAGCACTAGATGCTGACGGTATTTCAGCGGCAGCGGCAGTAGGCAACAACGCTGCATTAACTATTGGAGGCGCTTTAGCTTCTGGTGGTTCATGTACGTTTGATGCGGGCAGAGTCGTGACGATTCTTTCAGCTGGCGACGATTCTGCTATTTCGTTTACTGTTGTTGGAACTGATGTCAACGGCGATGCGCAAACAGAGTCTATAACTGGCGCAAACGCTGGAACCGCTACTGGCTCATCATATTTCAAAACCGTAACTAGCATAACGGCTGTGGGTGACCCAGCTGGTAATGTTAGTGCTGGGGTTAACGCTTCAGCTGCGGATGTAATATTTGCTGGCAGATCTAGGTTTCAAGGCATTAATCTTGTGTGTACGGGAACCGCTGGGTTGTTAGATTTTCTAACTACAAGCCCAACTGGAACGTCTATTTATAAAGTGGGCACTGTGGCTTCTGCTACAGCCACTAGAGACTTAACGATACCAGACGAAGGAATGGTTTTTTCAGCTGGGATCTATGTTCAGTATACGGTTTCCACGTTTAACACAATGACGGTGTTTAGGGCATAAAATAGGTTATGGCAACTATCACGGATGCCAACAAACCACAGCGAGGGGCTTGCTTAACAGTGAGTCTTTCGCTTATTTTAAAAATGGAAACATAATATGACCTCAATTAGACCAGACTTTAGAAGACCGCCACAATCAGGACGATTTGGTGGGATTGGCGGTTTGTTTGGCCGTATGGGTGGCCGTATGGGTATGGGTGGCTATAATCCTTTTATGGGAGGTGGTTTTAACCCTTACCAGCAACAAAGACCTATGATGGGTGGTTTTAACCCTTATCAACAAAGAATGCCTTTTATGGGTGGCCGCATGGGTGGTGGATTTAACCCTTATCAAAGACAAATGCCATTTATGGGCATGGGTGGTGGTTTTAACCCTTATCAACAAAGAATGCCGTTTATGGGTGGTTTTAACCCTTATCAAAGACAAATGCCATTTATGGGAGGTTTTAACCCTTATCAAAGACAAATACCAAGATATGGGCGTTTTGGCGCTGGGGCCTTAGACGACAGAGGGGTGCCTATTTGGGGCGGTAGAGATACTCCCGGAGCGGGTGGTCCTCAATTTCAAAGACAAAACGATCCAGACAGTTTGAGACTACAAGGTGGACCTAGGTATACAACAATGCCAGTTGGTCCAGGTGTGCCATTTACTGGCCCTAGAACAGATGACCCTTTAACGGGGCCAGAATTTAAGACTTCTATTCCTTCTCCTACAGGCATTAAAGTTATAGATGACTACAATAAAAAATTAGCAACTCCTCCAAAGGGTGGATTATTAATTCAACCAGAAGAGATGCCTGTTAGCAGAGAAGAGATTCCTAATGACAGAATAGCGCAAAAATTGAAAGATTTAGAGCAACAGCTCGGTTTGCCGCCTGTGCCGCCAAAAGTAACGCCAATCGCCAAACCTGTGCCTGGTCCGACCTTTGATCCAAACATTATGGTTCCCAGGGGTCAAGATCGAGAGATACCTGTAGGTTTACCGCCAGCGCCTATACCTCCTACACCAGCTCCAGCACCAGTAGCAACACCAGCTCCAATGCCAATAACGACTCAGCCAGCGCCAAAAATTCCATTTGTGTCGCCACAAATAGATCCAATCGGACGTACAGCGGCGCCTTTAACACGAAGACCGGTTAACACGGCTATTAATACTCCACAACTTGGGATAGGCTCAATACCAGCAAAAGGTAGGCGTATACCAATGCGTACAAGAGGTAGAAGGTAAGGCTATGCCAAAAGTAAATGGAAAGCATTATGATTACTCGCCAAAGGGCATTGCCATGGCTAAGAACGCAGCAAAGAAAAAGGGCGTTAAAGTGCAATACAAGAAGAAAGGCGGCAAAGTAGGCTACAATCCACTAGGTAATTGTGGATTATATGGGCGTAAATAAAGATGGCTATATCAGGATCTAAAGACTTTGAACTAGACGTAGCTGACTATGTAGAAGAGGCGTTTGAGCGCTGTGGGCTAGAGCTTAGAACTGGTTATGATTTAAAGAGCGCCACTAGAAGCCTCAACTTAATGCTGGCAGAATGGGCGAACAGAGGCTTAAACCAGTGGACGGTTGATGAAAAAACCGTTGCTATGGTAAAAGACACTACAACCTACAATATTGAT